AAGATTCTCTTTAACAGCGGAAACGCTCGATACGAAGAGAGGGAAGAACTGGTTGGTGTTGGTGACTGTACCGACATTCACCAAGTAAAAACAAATGTCGATCGGAAGCGAGACGTCAACGTTTCCAGTAATAGGACCTGAAACGGACGGAATGGCCGCAGTAAAGGTCGTGGGCGTCACCGTCAGGACGGTTGCCTCAAGGTCAATGGGGACCGAGCCAGAGCTGTAGCTAGTGAAGTTAAGCCACGCCTTCTGCCCGACCTGAAGGTTATGGCCAGCGGTGATTGTGACCGTAACAGTGGTGCTATCTGCTGAGTATGTACCAGTCGTCGCAGTCTGCGCGTCAATGCGCTCGATTGTACGCTTGGAATAGGTCAACCAAATCTCATCGACGTACGCGCCGGAGATCGACGTATCGGTCTGGGTTGAGTCGACGTCAAAGACCTTCGTGGCATTACCAACTGCCGTAGGAATCAAGCTAGTGCCGAAGCTTTGCCCGGATGCCACAGTCAACAACGTCGACGTCGTCGCTGGACGATCAACCATTAACGGTTGCTTATTAGAACTACTGCTCGACACTTCTACTCAGCGGGTTTCTTTAAAAGTATTATAGCGGTATCCGATCAACCTTCTTTTTTACGCTTCTCTTCAAGGCGGGACTTTGCCTTGTTCAAAGCGTCCTTACGCTTTTCCTTATCGCTCTTCGGGGCGCCATCGCCTTCTTTTTCTTCCTGCTTCTTCTTGAAATGAGCGAGAAGCTCAGGGGGCATTTTTTTATCAGCCATGATTAACGTCCGTAGCCTTGTCCGCCGCCCTTGGCCAGGTACTTAGAGCGAGGTGATTTGGTGACGGTGCCTTCACCGTAGCTGGTGCTCGCTTGCTGCTCGAGACCAGGGGCTTCGACTCCACCGCCGATACCGAGTGCACTGCCGGCCATACGCTCAGGACCGGCTGCGAGATCTTCACCCGGCATTGGGATGTTGAGCTCTCCCATCATTTCAGTGTTTTTAGATGCGCCCATTTACCTAATTGACGAATTCAAATCTCTTGGCGTTGGTACATTGCCGCGTAAACCTTCACGCAGCATTGTCCCAGTAATGTAAGGCTCAGGCTGGACTCCTGGCTCTACTAAGTCTATAGCCAACAAATCCCCCGCCATACGAGGAGGTTCTGGCCGTACACGACCTGGCGAACCCATCCGCTCTCTGGGAATGTTCTCACGACGCACCCCAAACATGTACCCGAGGTCGGTTGTAGGCTTTACCACGTTGCTTGAATAGGACTCTTATTGAGAACAACAGGCGGAATGTTGTCTGAATGCGATCTAGACACCTCTCGCATGTAAGCCGGATTGTTCAACTGATACCTGGGATCGTTCTCCCCAGTGTAGGAAACAACAAAGTTACAAGGAGTGTGCTGCTCAGTCTTGACCATGTTGAACGGATCACTGAACCCAGCCGTCTGCATCTGATAGTCGTTGTACATGTTTCTGTACAAGACCGGGAAAGACTGGCTGTATCCGGGAACTTGAGCGAACCTCATCAGTCCATGAACTCAGGAGCTTTAAATGCGCTTGCAAGCATGCCTTGGACATCTAAGCCGGACTTAGGTGCGACGAAAGATTGCTTTTGTCCAAACAGTTTGGGTATGTAGCCTTTCAAAAAACCTAGGGTTAAAGAAGGCTTCTTGTCCTTCTCCTCGACCGGAGGGGGAGGCGTCAGCATCGGCTGAGGCTTGGTGGTGCTCTGTACATCGCCACCGGAGCCCAAGACTTCTTGTACTTTAGGAAGGTGCTTTTTGTAGATGCCTTGGGAATAAACCGACCAGGCGTTTAAACCCTGGCGATTACGAATATCTAAAGCAGCTTTAGCGTTCGTAAGAGGATCTTTTAGCTGCTCATTGCTTCGCAGACCATATCTAGTGCGACGTTCTCTACCAAGTTCATATCCAGGCTCGTCCAGCATGTTGATTTGGAACAGGCCGTAAGAATTATCAGGATATCTTGGATTATGTGCATCAGGCCTAAGACCTGATTCGCCCATACCGATGGCGACCATCGTAGGAATCTCTGACTCTTTGAAACCTGCCTGACGAAGGACGTTCGCAGTCTCTTGGATTGATAATGCCATCTTCCTATCGGTGGTTGGTTTCGAGAATGAGGCGGGTGCCGACAGCAACATCAGCAGGCCCAGGCAGAGCTTGAATAAACTCGGCACCTTCCCTGTTGAAGCGGTAACGAGCCTGTTCAGGATTCCTGTAATTGGGAACATATAGATGCAACGCCAATCTGTCAGTCTCGTACATATAAATCTGAGTCCAAGTTTTCAACGTTTCCTTGAAGTCAGTGGTCGCGATAGTACGATCGACGTCACCTGCAATTGACTCTACTCGCCCTCTTGGGACTGTCGAGTTATTCATCGTCCCTGTCATGTCGGTGCGCTTTTCAGCTTCATCACACCGCTCAATCTGCTCCACGATCTTGGAGTACCAGAAGGAGTCAGGAACGTTATCTAAAGCCTCTTCTAATCGTGCTAAGTCACCCGCTGGGATTGAGGTCGTGTTGTACCCCAAGTGCCAGCGGATTTTAGACTTAAGAAAGGTATCGAGCTTCATTAATGCTCACCAATGCATTATTGTGCAAGAACTATATGCACCAATAACACATTAACACGCGCCAATAATCACTCGACGCGGACAAGGTTCTCCTTGAAGATCTCATCCCAGTCAACACGCTTGATCTGACGGAGCTGCTCCAAACGGGTGTACCTTTCACCTGCAAGAGAAAGCTGGATGTCCTTAATTTCACGAGCGGTCTTAAGACCAACGCCCGGAAGTGCATCGGCGATCTGACGAGCAGATGCCATGTTCACATTGACGCGAGTATCAACAGGGAAAGTCTCTTTCTTGGTCGGCTTCGCAGGTTTGGCTCCATCCTTAGCAAGGTCTGCAGTCAGACGCTCTTCATTCCTGATCTGCTCAGAGGTTGCATCGATGTGAGGAGTCAGGTCCGACTCGTCAATATAAATGACTTCTTCATTGGCATCCAAGCACATGAGAATGCCTTCCCCGTGCTGGGAAACAACTTCTACAAGCCCTCCAGTCACACGGTTCTGGTACAGCATAATTACATCCAATTACTGATATAGCATACTGGAATTCATACCTCCGGACAATAAAAAAGCGGGTCATTACGACCCGCCATGTAAAGATCAGAACAAAGTCATCACTCGTCGTTACCGCCCACTTGGGAGGCAAAGTCGATGAAGCCTTGGATGTCAGCGAAGGTAGCTGCGGCAGCAGGACGGACGTAGTTAACACGACCGACGATGTAAGCAGCCTTGCCAGCGTCAACGTCAGCAGAGCTGATGGAGATACCAGCACCGTCAGGGGTGGTGGCGGTCAGAGCGGTCACGTTGAACACCTTCATGGTGGTGTCAGAGGTGCACTCGAACATCATGGCGTCGACGAAGTCGCTGTCATCGATGGTGCCGGAGACGGCGTCGATGAAAGGAACCTTAGAGGTCGAAACACCGGAGTCACCCTGGCTGATTGCACTCGAAGCAAAAGCAGTCAACTGAGCGGTTGCAGCCTTAATACCGTTGAGGACGGTAGCGGGGGTGGGGACGGGGTTAGCGCCAGAAGCAGGCTTCAGGCAGACGATCTCGGTGTTAGTACCAACGAGGTCGGCGGTGATGGGAGAAGCCGGGAAAGAAGGCTCACCAGCGGCGGGGATGTCCTGACCCAGGGCAATAGAAGCCGAGTAGATATAAGCAGGACGATCGCTGCTGGCCTGAACGACCATGGAGGTGCGGTCATCGCGCACACGGTCGCTAGAACGGCGATCGGGGGAAGGAACGATCAGATCACCACTGGTCACGCCAGTGGTGGAGTCGACCTTGAAGTAGCCGACGAGCTCGTAGAACTCGAGGCCTGGCCATGCGTACACACCTTCGGTGTTGAACGAGGACAGACGGTTGATTTGATTACCGGGCTGCAGGATTGCGCCCTTTTCAGCGGTGTAGGTTGCCATTATCAGTTGACCTCCTCATTGATGGTGAAGGCGGTGGTCACGAAGTCCTTATTCAGGTTGGCGAAACCAGCGTACAGCTGCCAGATCAGGATGATGAAGCGGCTGAAGTCGTCGTTGTTGTTGATAAGCACCTGGGCGTTGGGGCCACCGATGCCGACGCCAACGGCCTGAGGACCGAAGAACAGGCCAGCGGGGGTGTCGCGGGTTCCAGTAGCGGTGCCTGCACCAGTCAGGGTGGTGGTAGCGGTCTTGCTGGGGAAGTTGGTGGACTCGAAGAAGCGAACACCTTCGAACACGAAGCCGGAAGGCATCACGGGCTCGCCAGCAACGAACTGGGCTTGACCGTACTGACCGCCCTGGTACAGAGCAGCGTTAGGAGCGCTCATACCCATCAGAGGGTTGGGAGCACCCATGCCGGGGTAACGTGCCACTTCGCGGAAGCCGTCGTCAGCACGCAGATCCTTCATGAAGGAGGGATCAGCGATACAACGGTAGTAGCCGTCCTGGAACACAGGAACGTTACGCTTACGCAGGCTCTTAACAACGTTCAGAAGGTCAAACTTGACGTTGAACTTGAAGCGCTCAGCAGCGTATTCAGCGGCGGTATAGGTAGAAACGGTGACACCGGTCTTGGTGTGATCGTTGGGGTAGTAGTAACCACCCTGGGTGTCGCCGGACTGGCCACGGGACTCAGACTTGAACAGCTCGTCCAGGAACACACGATCGCGCCAACGACGGTAGTCGTCGAGCAGGGTCAGCGAACCGATGGACTGGTGGAACATGTTGAGGTTCCCGGTGTCCAGCAGCAGGCGCTGAGCGGTCATGAGGGTCTCACGAGCAATCTTGAAGGTGCTCGGGAGGTTGGTGTTGTTCGGGTCAGCAGGGCCGGTGTACTCACGCAGAGACACAAGCACCTTGTCCTTGACGATGGAACGGCTGTTGGCAGTACCGATCGTCTGGTCTTGGGTACGCTCGCGGCTGGTCTTCGTGCCGGGGTTACCGAAGAAACGGTAACGATCCAGCTGCACGGTCTGACCAGGCTGCTTGGTGAAGTCGTGGACTACGACGGGCTCGCAAGCCATCTCCACGACATAAGCCGGGTGGGGGCGGTACAGTTCCGCACCCAACAGCTTGGGAAAGTCGTTATCGATGAACATAGTAATTTCTCAGCTAAGTTTTAAGCGCTGATACTTGAGGACAAAGTCCTCTGGATATGGAACTTTTCATTCCATTACAAAAAATTATAGCAACGCTTTATCAACCTGGATTATTAAAGTCGTCGACTTTTACGGCATCAAAGTGCGATCAACAGCACGAGCACGGGGGTCAGGAGATCCGTCAACCATGTTGCCGAGACTAAACTTAGTCGGGGGAACAGTGCCAATGCGACCGTAAGGATTGAGAAGACCATCAGCGGGTTGGAGCGCAGGGCTCATGGCCTGGATCTCAGGATTGATAGGGCCTTCGGCAGCAGCTTGTTGTGCAGCGGCTTCTGCAACAGCCTTTGCCATCAGGGCTTTCGAAAGGGCTTTCTTAGCTTTGCTGTTGTCCATCATTTTTGTCCTTTTTGATTAGGCATGGGGGCGTATCCCATCGGCAGCTGTCCGGTAGGAGGCATCATCGGGAGTAACTGATACTGCTGCTGCACTTGAATCTGGTTCTGGAGCATCTCTGCTTGGCCCAGAGCACGAGGAGCT